TGTTTCCCAGAGTCTCAGGGCTTTGGCTTTAGCGGGAACTGTGGGTTTGGCATTTCGGGCTTCTAACGGGGAGGAAGCGATCAAACAGGACCTGGCGGAGGACGGCCTTTCCTTTGAGGGACCGTTGTGTTAGCGGGGCCCTGTCTGCAGTCAAGGGGTATGCGTAGGTGAATCCGACTGGAACTTGTTGGATACTTCAGAAGAACGCGCATGCTCACTAGAGCTGGTTAAAGATAGGGTTTGCTACGCTAGCAAACGGGTTTTAGATGTAGGTTGGTTTCCGGACGTTGAGGGCACGTGGGCTCCAGTGGTTCACGCTAATTGCACTCACAACGAAGTCCGAGCATTGTTGACTCGCAGTTTGAAGAAGATAGACGTACGTTCAGAGCCAGGTAACTGGGCTTTGGGGGGCGGGCTGAAGAAAGCCGTCCAAGCTTACCGTGGCGACTCGGGATTGGGTCGCATGGGGCTGTACGAAACGGCTTTGAGTTACAGTGGTCGGCTTCGTAAGAGATATCTCGAGGCGTACCGTTCACTTATGGAAGATGGTCCCGTGAAGAAGAGGGACGCTTTCATCAAAGGGTTTTTGAAGGCTGAGAAAAGGGCCGAGGACAATATTGTCAAGCCTAGGATGATTTTTCCTAGGGATCCTCGGTATAACCTTGCATTGGCTTCTTTTCTGAAACCTTTGGAGCATTGGTTGTGGCTCAGGTGCACGGGACGTACTTTCGGCGGGAAGTCTCGCCTTCGAGTGAGTGCGAAAGGTTTGAATCCGGTGGAAAGAGCTGCTCTGATCCGGCGGAAGATGGAATTTGTTGGGGAGTGCACTGTGTTTGAGGTCGACGGTAGCGCCTTTGAGGCCCACGTTGACGAGGATCAGCTGCGCTGGGAACACTCCGTGTACCTACACGCATACGGAGGGGACCCAGAGTTGCGACGCCTTCTGCGTATGCAGCGAGTTAACACAGGTGTTACTGCAAATGGTGTTGCATTTTCGCGGAGGGCTGGGCGCGCCTCTGGTGATTACAATACAGGTATGGGAAATACGTTGATCATGTGTCGGGTGATCGCTGGCTGTATGAAGGGAATGACAGCGCGATGGGACATGTTGGTCGACGGTGACAATGCCATATTGTTCGTCAGAACCAGTCATCTGCAGCAAGCCATATCAAATGTGGTTAACAACTGTGTTAAGTTCGGTCACGAGGTAACCTTGGAGAAGCCCACCACGGTCTTGGAACAGGTCACTTTCGGGCAAAGCCAACCAGTTTTCTTCAATGGCAGGTATGCCATGGTTCGGGATTATCGAAAGGTTTTCTCGAATTTCGCTAGCAGTCACTGCAACATGAAGAACTCTGGTTGGCGCGAATATGTGAGGGCTGTAGGGGTGTGTGAAGAACACTTGGCGAACGGTTTGCCTGTAATGGGCGCTGCTTTCCGAGCGGTTGTCATGCATCTTGGTGGTTTCAAACGTATTCGGTCCCATCTTGTGCAGGAGTATAAGCTCTTCGGGTTTGACCCGGCAAACGTGACTCAACGCGAGGAGATCCGTCCAACTCCCGAAGCGCGGTTAAGCTTTGAGAAAGCCTTCGGGCTCTCAAGTGACTACCAGATCGCGTTAGAGAGGATGGACTGGTCTTCGTTCGTGTGTAGATGAGCGGAGGTACACCTACGGTGTCCAGGGGTTGGAGGTTGTTGTTCTGTGTCTTTTCCATCGGACGACGGGGTGACGCCCGGTGGGATCTGTGACCAGAGGAGGAGTGCGGGTGTTTCCTGAAGACACCAACGTAAGATTGTTTTGAACGAGCGCGATTCGTGGGCCCGAAGACCCACTTCGGGGTATTTTGGGTTTCTGTCAGGGAACGAACTCACGCAAACGGTATCGACCTACGGGTGCAACGAGTTTGTGTTGACTAGGCCCTGGCTAGGAAGTTAGGCATACCTCGGATCGGAGAGCTCCTGCTAACAGTCAACAGAGCGTCAGGGCGTGAAAGTGAGCTACTGGAAGGTGAGAACTTAGTGTTGTGGAGTGGTGGTCCTACCGTTAACGACCTACGGGCAGGTAGCGCAGCCGAGTGTAAATCGACACGGTTCTCATTGGAATGTCCTCGCTTGACTGGCGTGAGTTGGCGGCAATTTTACGGATTGGGAGGTGCAATATGGCCTTGCTGAATGCTAGCCAGCATCGAAACGAAGGGGAATAACTAACATGACTGAATCTGGATAGCTGCCTCTGGTGGGTGAGGCACACAGCAGCAATTGGCCCAATACTCGTGCCACAGATGTGGACAAATCCATACACCAGTGTGGGCACCAGCAGGTTCTTACTTCTCCAACCTGTGGCTGAAAAGTTGAGAAGATGGAATGCCGAACCGAGTGGACCATAGGCAAACCTTTCTGAAATGGGTCCCGGACCTCACATGACGCTAATGTAAAGTGTGGGATGAGCGGCTGCGTCTCTAGTCGTAGCCTGTCTGGCAGAACCGCTTGGAGTGGCGGATATGGGCCTGCCAGGCCAAAC